AAATCTGCAAATAAAATTGAGTCTCAAAAGTCAGCAGTAGCTAATACAATGTTTGCAGAACCAGAAACTGAAGTAGAACCAGAACCCACAGAGAAAACCGAATAGTATGAAATTATTATCTGCTGAAGTAGATTTGGGATCTGCTAAAAATATAAGCAAAGCCCCACTAGTAAGAGTTTATAATAGTGATTCTTCTGCTGTTGAACTTACTAGGAAAAATAATGTTGAAACAACTCTTGGAACTTATACTATTCCACCAGGTAAAGTTATTTACTGCCAGAAAGCATATACAGATACTCTAGAGGGTGGTGCAGCATTAAAAGCTACCGCAATTGGATATAGTGAAATGTTAGATATTATATCTGTTGGTGGTGCAGCATATAGTGATGGAGAAATTTATAGTACCAATTTATTATATCATTTGGATGCTAACAACAGTAGTTCATATGAAAGTGGAGATGGAGATACATGGACTGACTTAGTTGCTGGAACAACTAATGCAACAATAAATGGTGCAACACATACCGAAGGACCAGGAAATAATGGTTTCTACTTTGATTTTGATGGAATAGATGATTATGTAAGTATTCCTTCTGGTGCTTATACTCCAGGACAAAATTTTGCAATTGAAGTTTGGGCTAGAAATGATAATGCTGCATTGCAAGCATTTGGTTCTGATAGTGGTAATGCACTCTATTCAACCACTGGTGATCAGTCATGGACACAAACCGATGTTATCCATATATCACATGATCGTTTGGAACCAAGTACTCCCACTAATACTACTTATCAACTACTTTATGATCCAGCACCATCAAGTCAAGTATGGCATCAGTATGTTGTAAATCATATCTATAGTAGTGGTTCGTCGGCAACTGTTAAAGCTTATATTGACAAAACAGAAGTTATAAGTCAAACTGGTATAGATTATTATTTTGCTGCTACCAATGCAGCTTTAGGACGTAGAACAAGTTGGGCATCCTATGATGCTCATTGGGATGGACAAATTTCAATATTTAGAGCTTATTCTGAACCTTTAACCACAGCTCAGATAGAGACAAATTATGATGCACATAAAGGAAGATACGGTTTATCATAAATAAATCATAGTTAAGTATATTTGAATAATAATGTCAAGGACTTTGGTTTTAGGTGCAGAAGCAGCATGTCCTACGACTACTGGAGCTGCCACTAGTTTTAGTGAAGCATCAGCTGTTCGTTTAGTCAATACCGACTCTAGTGCTCATCTTGTAACTGTAGTTCCAACTCAAGGAGCTACTGGTGCAGATATTATTGGATCATTTACACTTCCGGCTAGTGCAGTAGAAACACTTGAGAAGAAATATACTCATTGTATTTTTGCAGCAAATGCTGGAGTAAAAGGAGCAAAAGTAGGATTTACAAATTAAAAAAATGAAACTTATTACGGAAGAAATTTCAAGCGTTAAATTTATCACCGAAGGAAAAGGTGCTAAAAAGAAGATGTATATTGAAGGAGTTTTCCTACAAGGAGATCTCAAAAATCGTAATGGTAGAATGTATCCTGTAGCAACTCTTGCAAAAGAAGTTGGAAGATACAATGAGTCCTTTGTTGGTAAGGGTCGTGCTCTTGGAGAACTTGGACACCCTGATGGTCCAACCGTAAACCTTGATAGGGTTTCTCATAAAATTACTTCATTAAGACAAGAAGGAAATAATTTTATTGGTAAGGCACAACTTCTTGAAACACCTATGGGTAAGATTGCAAAATCTCTTATTGATGAGGGTGTTACACTTGGGGTTTCTTCTCGTGGAGTTGGTTCACTTAGGGAAGATCGTAATGGTTGTAAAGTTGTTGGAGAGGATTTTCAGTTAGCAACTGCTGCTGATATTGTTGCAGATCCTAGTGCTCCTGATGCTTTTGTTAATGGTATTATGGAAGGTAAAGAATGGGTTTGGGAAGGTGGTTCACTTCGTGAGCAACTTGTCGAAAAAACTCAAAAAACAATCAATACACTAGTTGATCAGAAAAGATTAGAAGAACACAAGTTGGATTTATTTAATAATTTCCTCTTAAATCTTTAAGTTCTATAAATAAATACAGATTAAATTAAAAATATCTAACATGTCCGTTGGTAACGATTTACAAGAAATGGAAAACGTAGTAAACAAAAATGCTGCTGCTGCTGAACCAATGCACAAGGGCCCACAAGGTGCTTCTACACCAGGCCAAAGTGCAGAGGTTGAAGATTTAGGCGGTCCTACTCCAGAAAATTACAAGCCTGATGACAATTCAGCTAAGTTAAATACTCCTGGAAAAACTCTATCTCAAGTTAGAGATGTAGAAAATAAGAATGCTGGTAAAGCAGATCCTATGCCTACACTTGCTGGTGGTGCAGTAAAGAAAGAAGAAGCAGAAAAACCAGAAGATCAGGTTGTTTCTGAAGAGGAGACTACTGAAGAGGAAGTCGTTGCCGAGGAAGAAACTACTGAAGAAGAAGTAGTATCAGAAGAGGAAACAGTTGTAAATAACCTTAATATCGACGAAGATATTAATGCTCTTATTGCAGGTGAAGAACTTTCTGAAGAATTCCAAGAAAAAGCACGGACAATTTTTGAAACTGCTATTAAATCTAGAATTGGTGAACTCAAAGAAGAACTTGCCAAAGAGTATGAGCAGTCTTTAACCGAAGAAATTACGTCCATTAAAGAAGAACTTGAAGATAGGACTGATGCCTATCTTGAGTATGTTGCTGAAGAGTGGTTAGAAGAAAACAGACTCGCAGTAGAGCATGGACTTAAGACAGAAATGACCGAATCATTCTTATCTGGAATGAAGGGTCTTTTTGAAGATCATTATGTAACTATCCCTGAAGAAAAATATGATGTAGTTAATAGTATGGTAGAGAAACTTGATGAGATGGAAGATAAACTCAACGAGCAGATTCAAAAGAATGTTGCTCTAAACAAAAGATTAGCTGAGTCGGTTGCTGATGTAATTCAAGCAGACGTATCTGAAGGTCTAGCACTTTCACAAAAAGAAAAACTCGCTTCTCTTGCAGAAAATGTTGAGTTTGATAGTGAAGAAACATACCGTGAAAAACTAGTTACGTTGAGAGAGTCATATTTCCCAACAAATACTGGCACTAGAGATAACTCAGAAACACTTTCTGAAGAAACAGCAGAGGTACCTCAAGTACATAGTAACTTGATGGAAAGCTATCTTCAGACAATGAATAGAGTCTCTAAAAAATGATTTTTATATCATAGATCAAACTAAAAATTTTTAAAAGAGGAAACAATCAAATGCAAGCCCCTATTAACCCAGAGGCTCTGCAGGAGAAGTGGGCACCACTCCTAGACCATGATGGAATGGGAGAAATCAAAGACAATCATCGTCGTTTGGTGACCGCACAACTTCTGGAGAATCAACAAAATATTTTAAACGAGGAAAAAGAATTCCTTGGAGAAGCAGCACCTACAAACTCAACAGGTGCAGGTATTTCAAACTTCGACCCAGTGCTTATCAGCCTGATTCGTCGTGCAATGCCAAACTTGGTCGCATATGACCTAGCTGGTGTTCAACCAATGAGTGGTCCTACTGGACTAATCTTTGCAATGCGTTCTCGCTACACTTCACAAAGTGGCGACGAAGCATTCTACGATGAAGCAGATTCTGCCTTCTCTGGACAGAACAATTCACAGAATCTTACCGACGGTATGGTTAACGCTGCAGTTGGTTTAGGTACTACTGCACAAGCTGGTTCTGATCCTGGTGCTCTAGATGGAACCGTAGGTGTTAGTGCTGATGCTAAGACTTACAACGTTGGTGAAGGTATGACAACCGCCAATGCTGAAGCACTTGGTGATGGAGATACCAACTATTTCAACGAGATGGCATTCTCGATTGATAAAGTTACCGTTACTGCTAAGTCAAGAGCCCTCAAGGCAGAGTACAGTTTAGAACTTGCTCAAGACTTGAAAGCAATCCACGGACTAAATGCCGAGGCTGAGTTAGCAAACATTCTTTCTACTGAGATTCTTGCTGAAATCAACAGAGAAGTTATCAGAACAATCTATAACGTTGCAGAACAAGGTGCTACATCTAACGTTGCAACTGCTGGTACTTTCGATCTTGATACAGACTCAAATGGTAGATGGTCAGTTGAGAAGTTCAAAGGACTTATCTTCCAGATGGAAAGAGATGCTAATGCTATAGCACAGAAAACTCGTCGTGGAAAGGGTAATATCATCCTTTGTTCTTCAGACGTTGCTTCTGCTCTAACAATGGCTGGTGTACTTGACTACACTCCTGCTCTTAACGCTAACCTTAACGTTGATGATGCTGGTAATACATTTGCTGGTACATTACAAGGTAAGTACAAAGTGTACATCGACCCTTATGCAGGTGGATTCAATGGATCTTCTGCTGGTGCTCAGTACTATGTTGCTGGTTATAAAGGTTCTTCACCTTATGACGCTGGACTGTTCTACTGCCCATACGTTCCTCTACAGATGGTTCGTGCAGTTGGAGAAAACACCTTCCAGCCAAAAATCGGATTTAAGACTCGCTACGGCATTGTCGCAAACCCATTCGCAGAAGGAACCTATCAGGGTCTTGGTGCTCTTAACCTTAACTCTAACCGCTACTACAGACGTGTTGCTGTTAAGAACCTTATGTAAGCGAGACGCTTATATTTTTCAAAAGACTTAAGTTTAATATCTGGCAAAGAGTCTATTTGTAATTCATAATTTAAATCTTTTCCTTCTCCAAAAGTTTTTAAATCTATCTTTGGTTGGCCTGCAGCTTTTATTTTTTTTTCTTCAATAGCTTTTGTGGAAGTTTCTCTTAAAATCTTATCTATTACTTCTCCATAAATAGATTTTCCAAATTGATTTTTAATTACAGATGTAGGAACCTTACCTGTTCTAAATCCTTTTAATGCAACTTCTTTTTGTAATTCATTAAGTCTCTCTTCCATTTTATTTTGAATTGTTTTCTTATCAACTATTACTGATAAAATTGTTCTAAGACCTTTTTTTGACTGTACTTCTACTTTCATATTTTTATTTTGGTGGGCAAGAAGAGACTCGAACTCTTAAGCCTTGCGGCACTGGTTTCTAAGACCAGCGCGTATACCAATTCCGCCACTTGCCCAATTATTAAATTTTAATGGTTTATATAACATTCTTGTATAAACTTAAATTAAGAAATATAGATATTAGGTCAGCTTTCAACTTTATAAAGGAAATGTTTAAAAATATTAA